CGAAGCTGTGGCATAACGTAGCCATCTCAGAGACACTTTAAAGTCTATCTAATAGGTCCATACCACCCTGAAATGAAGTGTCTCCAGGGGCTCTCAGGAGCCTCTGGATGTGGTCCTCTAAGTTATTGATTTGTATTGATATTTATTTTTACGCTCGTTACAATTTGATACAATTCTTATTTCCTTACAAATCAATGGCTTAGAGATACATTGTTATAACTTATTGATTCTATTAATAAAAATAAATTGTACATATGCCATTAACTAAAGTATAATGGTACTTATAAATTGAATTGAACTGGATACCCTATATTATGAATAGCATGACTCAAGAGTTACTTAAAGCAATTGCAGTACAATACCCAGATCGTTTTAGCTGCGAATTTTCTCCTAAGGAAATTTTGCACGTTTCGCGTGCATTAGGCTTTCAAGATAATGTCACATATAAGTACATTACTTCTCAGCCAAAGATGAGTCGTGGTATATATAAACTCGAAGCTTTGGTTTTGCCTTTCAACAAAAAAGAAACTAATACGATGTCAGTACCTCAAGTAGTTTCCATTGTCAATAACGATATTTTTGTTCCTCAAAAAGATGAGTCGTTTGTTGCATGGGGACATTGCAAAGATCTATCAATGATTGTTCAATCAAAAAGTTTTTACCCTGTATATATTACTGGTCTTTCTGGTAATGGTAAAACTATGATGGTTGAACAAGCTTGTGCAAAAACAAATCGCGAGTACATTCGCGTACAAATTACTCCTGAGACAGATGAAGATGATCTAATCGGTGGCTTTCGTTTGATAAATGGTGAAACAGTCTTTAGTAAAGGCCCAGTTATCAAAGCGATGGAAAAGGGCGCAGTCCTTCTCATCGATGAAATAGATCGTGGTTCGAATAAAATCATGTGTCTCCAAGGAGTACTCGAGGGTAAGCCGGTGCTTATCAAGAAAACAGGCGAAGTCATTTCTCCATCATATGGCTTTAATGTGATCGCAACAGCAAACACAAAAGGAAAAGGCTCTGACGATGGCCGCTTTATTGCAGCCACTATTATTGATGAAGCTTTCCTAGAGCGTTTCACTATTACTCTCGAGCAACCATATCCAGGAATGACAGTTGAGAAAAAGATTGTAATGAATCACATGCTTAAGTTTGGATGTGTTAACCCAACGTTTGCTGATAGTTTAACAGTATGGGCTGAAACTATTCGCAAAACTTTTGAAGATGGTGGAGTAAATGAACTTGTATCTACTCGACGGCTCTGTCACATTGTGCAAAGCTTTTCTATCTTTAAAGATGAGAAAAAGGCTATTGAACTTTGTGTATCGCGATTTGATCAAGATACAAAAGAAGCATTCCTCGATCTCTATAGTAAAATTGCAGTGCCAGTAGAAACAACAATTGATAATAATTCACAAGTGATTGACGATATTTTGGAGAGTATATAAATGGCTATTAGTTATAAATTTAATGAAAAGGCTTTGCTAGAAGAACTTCAAGCATATATTGATACAACATATGATTCGCATTATTCAACTGGAAAAATCCAAGCCACTGAAGACATTATTGATGATGGCCATGGTATTGGATTCTGTGTTGGCAATGCTAAAAAGTATTTGAAACGATATGGTAAAAAAGGCGAAAGTCCAGTTGAATGGCGTAAAGATCTTACAAAGGTTTTGCATTACGCATTAATTACTCTATATGTTCATGATACTCTGTATGGTGAAAAAGAAGATACAGATACAGTGTACTTTACAGACAATTTAGGTTATAATGGATACATGAATTCGACAATGGATTTTTCGGCTTCATATCCATATACACTAACAACTACTGTACCAACATTTTCCAGAGATCAAGTAAATTATGAAACTAAGTGATCAAACTCTAACACTATTGAAAAACTTTGCAAGCATTAACGCAAACATCGTAATGAATCCAGGCACTGTTATTAAAACAATGTCTGAATCTAAAACCATTATGAGCCAAGCAACTATTACTGAAGACATTCCTTCTAGGTTTGGCATTTATGATCTTAACGAATTCTTAGGAGTTGTCAATATGTTTGATTCTCCTTTGCTTGATTTTGATCAAAATATGAAATTTGTAAAAGTTTCTGAAAGCAATAAGTCTGTTAAATATTTCTTTTCAGATACGAGCATATTGACTTCTCCTACTAAAGATATTACTATGCCTCCATGTGAAGTAACCTTTACACTTACTTCTGCTGATATGGCAAATATTCGTAAAGCTGCTTCTGCACTAGGCGTGACTGATCTTGTTATTAAGACTTCACCAAATGAAGTTGCAAAGTTGGTAGTCACAGATACTGAAGATGCTACTTCAAATACTTATGAAGTGGATATTACTAATTGTTCTGCGGCTGGAATTACTTGTAATTTTGTATTCAATATTTCGAATTTCAAGTTCATCAATGATGATTATGACGTTTCAATTTCATCTAAACTTTTATCAAACTTTAAAGCTAAAAATAACCCTGTGCAATATTGGGTAGCTTTAGAGAAAAAATCAACGTTTGAGGTATAACTTATGGCAGTTCAAGAAGACGGCTTGTCAGTTGATGATTTAATGAATGTGTTGAAAATTATTAACACGTCAACTGAACGTGGAGCATTTAAGGCGAATGAATTATCTTTTGTAGGAGGCGTATATGACAAGTTCGTTAGATTTATTAAACAAGCGCAAGCAGCAGAATCAACTGTTAACGCTAATGAAACAACTGAAAATGAAAAGGGTAATGCAAATGGTAGTAAGTAATCCAGCTGATCGCACCAAAATCTTGAACGCAATTAAAGAGTGGTCTAATTCTGCTACACGAACTGAAGCAGAAAAAGATCTACAGAAAAATATTATTGCCGATCTTTCTGATGAAGTTGACATCGATAAAAAATACTTGAGTAAACTAGCAGTGATGTACCATAAACAAACATATGCACAATTTCAAACTGAAGTTGAAGAAATTGAAGAGCTATATGAATCTGTTACCGGTCAATCTCAATCTACTCAGGTGCCATAATATGAAATTGCCTCTTTTACTAATTGCAGTAGGGTTTGCACAATTTACTTTAGCAAACCCTCTTGATGATAATTGCCCTGATCATATATCTTCATATGGTGCTCCAGTTAGTACTATTACCGATTCTCAATATGTGTGCAACTTAAACTATGGCGTACATTTTAGGTATGATACTAAGGTTGCAGAATACGTTGTATACAGAATTGATCCTGAAGACATATCTGGTGCTGTAGCTAGAAAAGATAATTTCAGACCAGATCCATCTATAGAATCTAAATTTAATGTTACATTGCAACAATACGCTGGTTCAGGATACGATCGTGGACATCTGAGTCCAGCTGCAGATAATACTGATAGTACTGAGCAGATGTCACAAAGTTTTTATTTGAGTAACATGGCACCACAAAATTCTAGCCAGAATCGCGGCATTTGGCGAATTCTTGAAGATCGTATTCGCTCTATTGCACATGAAGGAAGAGTACTGTATGTAACAGTGGGTACAGTATACGAACCTGGATACGTTGTTGTTAATGATGGATTGGGAATTCCTCAGTATCTTTGGAAAGTTGTTGTTGATGCTGAAACGAACAATGCAATTGCGTTTTTGTTTCCTAATGAGCCACTAGCTACTTCGCTACTGCCTTCGACAATTACAACTATTGATCGTATTGAAGAAATGACAGGTTTAGATTTTCATCCAAATGTAGATAATGATTCATTTGAAGCTTCAAATGCTGATATGAATTTTTGGAAAAACATTAAGTAGTTATATATAGAATGGCAGGGTGGACTGGAGGTGGTTCCAGCTTGGTCTCATAAGCCAAATGACGGGGGTTCGACTCCCTCCCCTGCAACCAATTTATTCTCGATGTAGCGCAGTTGGTAGCGCATCTGGTTTGGGACCAGAATGTCGGAGGTTCGAGCCCTTCCATCGAGACCATTTTTATGGGCCTATAGCTCAACTGGTCAGAGCGTCCGACTCATAATCGGCAGGTCGAAGGTTCAAGTCCTTCTGGGCCCACCAGTTTACTTATTTGAATTTTTGTGATATAATATACTTTTATTATGGAGTTTGTGAATGAATACCGATTTTTTATGGGTAGAAAAATACCGTCCAACTAAAGTTTCTGATTGTGTATTACCACAATCGTTAAAGAATACTTTTTCAACTCTTGTTTCTACTGGCGAATTACCAAACATGCTTTTCACCGGAACAGCTGGTGTTGGTAAAACTACAGTAGCAAAAGCACTGTGCAAAGAATTAGATCTTGACTACATCATTGTTAACGGATCTGAAGAAGGCAACATTGATACACTGCGCAATAAAATCAAGCATTTTGCTTCGACAGTTTCTCTTCAAGGCGGGTACAAAGTAGTCATCCTTGATGAGGCTGATTATCTCAATCCACAATCCACGCAACCTGCTCTCCGCGGGTTCATCGAAGAGTTCTCAAATAATTGCAGATTTATTCTTACATGCAATTTCAAAAATCGCATTATTGAACCTCTTCACTCTCGCTGTTCTGTATATGAATTCGCAATTCCAAACTCAGAAAAACCAGCAATTGCCTCTGGCATTTTTAAGCGTGTCACCGAAATCCTTCGCTTAGAAGGCGTGACCTTTGACCAAAAAATAGTTGCAACACTGGTAGAAAAATACTTTCCAGATTTTAGACGGGTAATTAATGAATTGCAAAGGTACTCATTATCTGGTACTATTGACAAT